TTAGAGCTGCTGCAGCTCCACTTTGAATAGGATCAGCAACTCTTCCTCAGTGAGGTTGGCGAAGCGATCCCGCAGGACTTCGGGAGTGACCCAAAGCTCATCCGCCAGCTCATTGAAACTGATCCGACTGGACCAGCTGAGGGCTTTGGCGAGGTGGTCTAGTCGGACCAGACGGCGTGCGGCCTCGGCCCGCACTTTCGCCTCGACGCCCGGAGGCTGGCAGCCCTCGTGGGCGTGCTCGATATGGATCAGCTCGTGGGTGAGCGCGCAGCGCCTCTCAACCTGGCTCAGGCGTTTATCGAGCCAGATTACATCGCGTCCATTGGTGCGCCCAGGCACACCATCGGGCATTGAAACCCAAGACAAACGGATATGAGCTAGCGCATTAAGAATCCCCCACGGATGAAACACTGGCCGATCGTAGCGCGCCCCTAGGACACTTTAGACCTCAAGCTCGGGATCGTCGTCCGCCCGAACAATGTCATTCAGGGAACCTTCCCAGGTTCTGATGTTGCGAGCCTTTAGAGAGCGAGAAGGGGCGCGTCCGGGCGCCTGAGTGATAGTCATGGAAGCGTCGATCTCGACTAGATCATCTGGATTCCACTCGGCCCATGGACGCCCCCCAAGGTCGGAGACGTCAATTCCCACCTTCCCGAATTCGGAATCGAGCAGTTCCCATTTCTGGCCATGGCTGACTGTGCGAAGCACCCCGTGGACTTGGACGTCTTCGGCGTCTAGCTTTTGCCCCGAGATTAGGCGCGCAATCCAAACAGCGTCCCTGGACGAAAGACTAAAATCGACCGTGGCATGCAGAGGCTGGGCCCACGTGAATTCCATGTTGAACCGGCTCCCGGAAGTGACCTGAGCGAACACTTTCAATGCACTCGCTACTCGAGGACCTAGCTCTCGGACTTCGGCAGAAAACCGTTCGGTGAGTCCCGATTCTTGTTCTGTCGCGGCGTGCATGAGAACGCCCAGGGACGTCATCACTTCATCAACCAACTGGCTGTCGGTCTCGTTGATAATTTCGCCTCTGCGTCGGAGTTCGCTAATTGGATCGACCTTCGGCGCGAGGTCAAGAATGATGGAGCCCTGTCGGGGTGCCGCACGCAGGCCGAGGACAGTCTTGTTGCTGATGTCGCTCGGGATGCGTCCTCGTATAGCTTTGAACCCGCGCAAGGACGCACCGACGCTCGAAACCAGTTTTTGAAGTGCTGACCCCATAAGGGAGACATCTTCAAGTGAAGCTTCGTGTCCGTCGACGCCCGGACCCGTTAGGCGCATTGCACCGGCTGAGGGTGCTGTCCGAGCCAGCTCGTGGTGCCCGGCATGTCGTTCTATGCTCACTCGGCCGAGGTCGGTGGAAGAAAGAACCGGCTGCCCTTCGATTTGGTCCTTGAACAGCGCGAAGAGCTCGGCGTTGCTGTCAGGCAGTGAAACCATCCAGAACCACCTCCACATATCCGCGCACTGGCAGTGCGTCCTCTTCCGTTGCCAACGTCTTGCGGTCGGCTTTATACCGTTGCAGCCAGTCGTCCCAATACCCGCGATTGGCAAGTTCGATGTGGTCCCGGTCTGTCTCGGGTCCGTTGCTCGGTCGAGGCCTCCATGGCAGCACGTACGAATCAACGCAGAGCCCCTTTTGCTTGAAGACTCCACCACCGGCGAACAGGCCCACTGTCTGCTTTGCCTGTTCATCTTGCAATTGATCGTACTCTTTGGCTCTGACGATATAGACGGCATCGACATCCGAGGGCTTTTCCTTTGACGACAGAAAGGATCCACCGATCCAGACAGCGGCGACCGGTACCACTGAACGCAGCCAAGAGGTCGTCTGCTGGAAGTGGGACCAGACTTCTTGCCGGTGCGTTATCCCGTAATCGGCGGGGGGACAGTATTTCTCAGCAACCTGTTCCATGGTCCAGCGATGACGGCCGGGGGCCAGGAAGTCGTCTGAGATCTGACCATTCAATTTGTCCCCCATTATTGCCGCTCTTTCAATCCCTAGATACTGTGCAATTCTCGACTGCGGTTGCTCGAAGTCAACCTTCCATAGTTACTTGCCTAGTAGCTTGGCGGCTACAGCTGCGGCGTTTTCCATTGCGCCCGCTGACGGGGCGACCGATGGCTCGCCCTTCATTGCCGGGTGATCGCCGAAGGCCCGCAGCGCGAAGGACTTTCTGAGATCATCCTTGACCGCCGAGTTATCGATGGGTGCGAGGTATGCCTCGAACGTCTTGAGTTGGACAGCCAGGGCGCCGGCCCAGTTTGCCAAGCTCCGGTGGTGGTGCGCCGGCCGCGCAAAGTAACCGGCTAGACCGAAGATTGCCGCGGTTACGATCACCCGTTGTAGCAGATGCACATAATCCGACGGTTCGATCTCGAATACGCCAAATTCCGGTAGCACCAGAAACGCCGCAGTCGTTAGGCCTGCAACAACGCCGCCTGCAATTGTCGCCCATCTGAATCCGTTGGCCGAGGTTTTTTCGCTCGCTGCCAACTCGGCATAGAAGGAGGACAGTGCAGCATCGCCCGCGGTGCCCGCTGCGGTCGAAGCCGACGAGGCTGAGGTTTCTGCGGTCTCGGCAGATGCTTCAGCTTTCGCGACCGCGTCTTTGGCCTTCTCTACCGCCCTGGAAAGCTCGCTTGCTTTCTCAATCTGGCTAAGTGTCAGGCCTACTCCCTGCATTTCCCCAAGGAGGCGCAGCGCGGCCGTTGGCCCAAGGAACTCGGAAAAGCGTCCTTCCGCCCGCTCCACAGCCGTCCGGATCTCGCGCTGCAAGCCAATTGTCGTGACGTTGACGTACTGCAAGTTCGAGCTGGTCGAAAGGTAGCTTCGTAGGTGGTGAATTTTGCTTTCAATGCTCTGCAGCGTGTCGTCTGTGACCGGCTGCCGTCCACGAAGGTTTATTGGTGCCTTGACGTAGGCCTCAGCGACCAGTTCCCCTCCAAGTAATGAACTCAGGAGGGTCAGCGTGTTACTAAGGGCCTCCGAATCGATACCATCCTCGGGCAATGTGTTACCGAGGAGCCCCTGCAGGTCCCGTAGGAATCGGTCAACTATCTCGCGAACCCTGCGGAGGTTCTCAGCGCGGACCTCGTACTCTGCCATTGCATTCCCAGGCAGTTCCATCAGGACTCTCCTCCTTCTGGATGACCTTCCTGTGACTCTTCGCCTCGTTCATCCCATTCGCGCTGGCGCTCGATGTGCCTGGTCGAGCCGCCGCTGTACGCGGCGAGGTCCTGCCAGTTGTCCGGAAGGGGAATGTTCCCGTTCTCGTCCTCGTCCGGGTGCTTCACGGCGCGCAGCCGGCGCTCACCCGTCTTCTGTCCAGCGCCAGGGTCACCGGGTTCGGCGTCCTGGTCTCTGACGTCGGCCGGCTGTTCGGGGTCTTCGGTGCTACTTGCATTGGCGTTCTTCTCCAGGTCCACGAGGACCCGCGCCATTTCGATGATGACTTTTCGCGACTTCGGCGAAAGGTTATCGACTCCGGGCGGCAGGTCGTCGGCAAACGGGGGACCGGGGACAGGCTGTCCCGCGGCAGTGAACGCAACCGCTTCGCTGACGCCGGCGAGCCAGGCGATCGCTCGGATGGTCTCGGTAGTGGGTGCGGACTTGTAGGCACCCGTCCGGATATTGCCAAGCGTCGTGCCAGCAAGCCTGAAGCCATGCTCCTGGGCCTTGAAGCTCAGTTGGCGGATCGAGGTGTCGTGGCGCCGTACGGCGAGGTCCACGAGATCCCGGAGGCTCTGCGGTTGATTCACGACGCCGACTCTCCCCTGTGACTTGGCGCTTTTGGAAGTTCCAAACACCAAACGAAAAACAAGTAACTTGTTCATCTTTGCAGACGGCGCCCGGGAAAGTCCGCTTGTCGTGTTTACAAGTAGATGTAAAACGCGCTACAGTGCACTTGTCATTCCAACAAGTGGAGGTGTAGAAATGGTTCTGCAAGCAACAAGGCGGCGCCCGCCGCAAAATCGGAAGGATGTTTGGATGAAGGTCATCGACCCAGCCCGCATCCGTCGCTGGCGAAAGCAAGAGCGCTATTCGCAGGCCCAGCTCGGAATGCTGGTCCGGCGATCGCAGAACACCATCCACCTTCTTGAGACTGGCGGTATGAAGACCTGTACGGAAGGTCTTGCCCTCGCGCTCGCGGCGCGTCTCGGCGTGCCCTGGGAGGAGCTGTTCGAAGCGGAAGAGCATGATGTTTTGCATCGAATTACAAATGCGCCAAAGCGCGTTTCGAGCAAAGCGCCGAATGAGGGGCCCCACTCGAGGAAGATCCCGGCATGAGCAGCGGCCCTGGCTACAACACGGCGTGGCTCGCCAAGGCTCCGGAGAGCTGGAACCGCGTGGAGCTGCTGCGTTGGAACTCGGAAGCGATCAGTCTCGTCGCGCTGACCTCGGACTACGACCGCGAGAACATCACGTTCCCGGTCTCCGACCTCGACGCCATGATCGACCTACTCCAGCACGCGAAGACCGCGCTCGCGGATCTCAACAAAGACCCCGGTGCGGCGGCATCTTCCCCCGCTGCCGTCGCACCGGTTATTCCCCAGGCATAGGAATGGCCCTCACCTGGTCGCAACAGATGAGGGCCGAGAAATACCGATCACCAAAGAAAGGAACTTCCATGGGAAGCGTAGCAACATTCCCCGGCCCGAGAGAGGCCAAGGCCGACGGGCGCGGGGTTACCGCGCTGCTGACGATCATCGACGCGGCCGAGGTCCTTGGCGTCTCCAAGCATTACGTGCAGGACCGGATCAAGGATGGCGAGCTTCGCATCGTCGAGCTCGGATCGAACATCCGTGCCAAGCTCCGTGTGCGCGCCGACGACCTGCAGGCCTTCATCGACGGCCGCACCTCGGCAGGTGCCGCATGACGGCGACGACCGAGCGCGAGCTGCTGCCGCGCAACCTCTATTTCGATGCGGTGGACCGCCAGCTTTACACCGAGGGCCTCGCGACGAAGGTGATCCCGTCGGAGGTCGGACGCCGGCACAAGCTGCTGCAGACCTCGATCAAAGACGCCGAGCAGCTGATCGCGGCTTTCCGCTCGGCGTACCACTTCGACCGCCCGGGGAATATCGAGCTGGTCCTTCCGCAGATCGCGGACACCCTGGACGACCTGACCAAGCACGCCCGGAACTTCATCGCCGACGTCGAGACCAGCGCGGAGCGCTACCGCCGCGTGAACCGGTCAATCAACTTGGCCGATGGGGATCCCGCCGAACCCGCGGACACTGCCGTCGAGCCTGACCCTATGGCTCCGGCAGCACCCGCAGAAGCTTCCTCGCCCGCGTCCGCCATCGCGGACGGGAAAACCATCCCCGCGCCGAAGCCCGGCCCGGGCCTGGTCAACATCGCGGTGTTCGACCCGGCCAAGTCGCCGGCCGCGCAGCTCTTCGAACTCGATCGAGCGATCGGAGCCAGAAGATGAGCAAGGCGCGCGTGAAGCGGTTCGCCGTCGTGCGGCCGATCGGGACCAAGCCGTTTCCGGAGCGGCCCGAGCTCTGCTACCGGGACAACCGGGAGCTGACCGAGCAGCTCGGGAACTTCGCAAAGCAGAAGTGGCCGGCTCCGCAGCAAGTGACGGTGGACGTCTTCGCGGAGCAGATCATTGTGGACGGCCGGGTGGCCGGCGATTACTCGCTGCACGAGCACCACAGCGGCGCGGACCGGACCGAGGCGCTGCCCGGAGTGGGAGCGTGAGGCGCCCGACGGCGCGGGTCGGCCGGAATCGCCGCCGCGTCTGCCTCTACACCACCGCGGTCCTGGTCGGCGCCGCCCTGTTCCTCACAGCCCCGATCGCCAATGGCCAGTACCTGGCCGGCCTGCTGCTGCTCCTCGCCGGCACTGGTGGCTTCGTCCTCGATTCCGAGCCGCAGCGGTGAGCGCGTTCGACCACGCGCTGCTCCGCATCGAGTGGGGCATACGCGGCCTCGCGTGCCTGCTGCTGGCCGAGGTCATGCTCGAATCCGCGATCTACACCGCAGGGGGCACACTATGACCAGACACGACGGCGGCGCCCCACCACCAGGCACCGCCCCAGCAACCCCCAGCGGGGACGCTGTCCCGGACTTTACTCAGAAGGCCCAGGAGAACGCCCACCACGAGGACCCCATCACGGAACAGGCATGGCTCGGCAACGAGCCCGACCTGTTCCCGTGCTGCGGCTCGTCACCGGCGTCCTCAGCCACTCGCCTCCTCCGCATCGAGCGGACCGCCCGCCGCGCCCTCACCGCCTTCGAGAACGGCGAGTTCGAAGCCGGCGTCACCCACATTGAGAACACGCTCAGCCTTGCCATGCTGCACCGTGCTCTCGAACTGACCACCGAAGGACTCAAGCAATGACCACCAGATTCGCCGAGCTGCCCATCGAGCAGCTGGAGATCCACCCGAAGAACGTCAGAAGAGACGTCGGCATCGTAACCGACCTCGCGAACAGCATCACCGCCCAAGGCATCATGCAGCCCTTCGTCGTCGCGCCGGTCCCGGAGACACCCGGATTCCCCGAACTGAACGGCCGCTACATCATCATCGCTGGCCACCGCCGGCACACCGCCGCCAAGCTCGCCGGCATCGACGTCGTCCCCTGCGTAATCCGCGAAGACCTCGACACCGAACCGAAGCAGCTCGAAGCGATGCTGGTCGAGAACACCCAGCGCACCGACCTGACCGTCATGGAAGAGGCCCGCGCTTACCAGGCGATCCTCGACTTCCCGGGCTACAACCTCAAGACCGTATCGAAGGCCGTCGGGCGCTCGCAGAAGCTCATCAAGGACCGGGCCAAGTTGACCACGATCCCGGACGCCGCCGTCGAAAAACTCGAGGCCAAGCAGATGACCCTCGATGACGCCATGGTGTTCGCTGACTTCGCCGACGACGAGAAAGCAACGCAGCGCCTGCTCGACGCCCACGGCACCTACAACTGGAACTGGGAAGTCCGGAACGTCAAGCACGCCCGCGAAGCCGCGCAGCGCATCACCGAATCCACCACGAAGCTCACCGGTCTCGGCGCCACCATCATCGAGCGCCCTGAAAACCTGAACAGCAAAGAGTCCGAATGGGTCTCAGCCCGCTCCTACGCCGAGTACGAGGACTTCGACAGCGCCCAGCACATCGCCGCCGGCCACACCGCCGTCGTCGATCGCGACACCAGCGGCCTCGTGCTCTGGCTCATGCCGGCCGACCAGGCACCCGAACGCCCGGAGGAAACGGAACCCGAACTGACTCCGGAGCAGCTCGCTGACCAGCAACGCCGCGAAGAGATCAAAGCCGGCCTCAGCATCGCCGCCCATGTCCGCCACGAACACCTGCGCTCGCGGGCGCTGGAGCCGACGCAGGAGCTGCTGGACTACGTCCGGGAACTCAGGATCAAGCAGATGGTCAAGGGGCTGGAGCCCTCGGAGCTGGAGTTCTACCTGAACCTGTCGCGGGACTCCAAGCCTGCGGTTATCCGCGAATGCCTGGAGCAGTTCACGCAGCAGCAGCTCGACGTGCTGCAGCTGATCGTCGGCAACTGGTACGCGGAGCAGGAACTGCTCAGCGTTTCCGGTTGGGGACCGAGCCAATATGGCTCCGACTATGCCAAGGGCTGGCGCGAAAAGGTTACCGGCGTCTTCGGTTACGAGCTGTCCGACATCGAGCGCCAGGCAATCGAGTATGTGGCCGAGAAGCGCGCGGCCGAGGCCGAGACCAAGGAAGCGGCCGGCGCCGAAGACGACGAAGACGAGTGGGAGGACGAAGACGATGAGTAAGAACCTGGAGAATGTCACGGACCTGCCGGAGCGGAAGCCCTCGCCGTCGGACCCGTTCGACGTCGGCGCCGAACGCAGCTACCCGCGGGCCAGCGTGAGAAGACAAGCGGATGGCCGTTGGCGCCTCACGCTCTGGGACGCCCCTGGAGTGTTCCACGTGCTGGAGGGCACCGGGGACGAACTCGGGCCGGACTATCCGGACCCGTACAGCGCGTTCGGGATGGGCTGGCTCATCATCGGCGCTCACCGTAAGACCGGCACCCGCCTGAACGGCATGGCAGCATGACGGCCACCCTCACCCGGGCCATGGTCTACCGTTCCCGCTGGCACGAGGCCCGGATGATCGTGGACGCCTGCGCGGCCCGCATCCGGTTCCTCCGCCGGCGGATCGATGACCCGGCCACGGACGAGCACGCCCGCGCCTTGCACGGCCGCCGCCTGGAGCAGTACGAGACCGAACTCGCCAGGGGACGCCGGGCAGAGTCCGCGGCGTGGGCTGAGGTCAGCGCCGAGGAGCTCGCCGCCGAAACCGCCCGGGCCGCTGCCCGGTACAAGGGGCACTGAATGCCGGACATGTTCGAACCCGACGCAAGCGCGCTGGCCGCCCTGCTGTCCAAGCCCCGCGTAGTCACCAGGTGCGAGTCCTGCAAGGCCCCCCTGAACGACCAGACCGGCGAATGCAAGTGCTCAGCCTGACCACCACCACGAGAGGAGTAGCCCCGTGATTATCGATGTGAACACCCCGGACTTCCGGGCCGCGCTGCAGTCCGTCATCCCGCACGCTGCGACCGGCCAGGCCATGCCCGAACTCAAGGCCGTGGCCTTCACGGTCACCCCGCACAACGTGTACGTCTCCGCTACCAACCGGATCAGCGTCGCCCTGGCGATCGCGTCCGTCTACCAGTCCGACGGGCTGACCGGCAGCGTCGCCGATGACATCTTCGATCTGTCCCTCGACACGGCCAAGGAGCTGCTGCAGCTCTTCAAGTCCGCCGGGTCCAAGGAAGAGGGCGAGATCGGCAACGCGCTCCGGATCACCGTCGCCGAGGACAAGCTCACCTTCCTCGACGTCTCCGGCCTGTTCCCGGGCAAGCTCTTCCAGGTCCCCAGATCCGACGTCGAAGCAGCCGCCCGCAAACTCATCCCCACCCTGCTCGGCTCCATCCTGGCCGAAAAGACCGTCCCGGCCCGCCTCGCCACCCACGGGCCCGCGATCCGCGCCTTCGTCGCCGCCGGCAGCGCCTACGGCCAACCGATCCTCATCGAGCCCACCGGCGACGACACCCGCATCGTGATCAGCTGCGGCGAGTCCTTCCTCGGCCTCCTGATGCCCGTCCGGGCCAGCGACGACACCCAACTGGCTGCCGAGCTCAACCAGTGGCGCCAGAACTGGCTCGACCGGCTCCCCGAGATCCTCGACATCGAACCCCAGACCGCCGCCGACCTCCTCAAGCACGGCCGCGGACCCGGCGGCGGCCCCGTGATCATCAACGCCGCCGACCTCGACCAACTCACCAACGCGCTCGCCGAGGAAGTCCAGGACATCTTTGAGGACTTCGCGCTGCTGCAGCAGGCCGTCGAGCTGGTGGTGACAACTCAGTTCGGCTCGACGTCGATGGTGCAGCGCAAGCTGCGGATCGGGTACGCGAAGGCCGCCCGGCTCATGGACCGGCTGGAGTCCGCCGGCATCGTCGGCCCGGCCGACGGCAGCAAGTCCCGCGATGTCCTGTTCAAGCCGGAAGACGTCGCCAAAGCGGTCGAAGCCCTGGAAGGCGGCGAAGCAGCATGATCAGAAACACGCACATCGAAGAAGCGTTGGACAACATCCGAGGCGCCGAGGAAGTCCATGGCCACGAGCCCGAAGACCGCATGGTGCTAGCCCAGATCGCGCAGACGCAGGCAACTCTCGCACTCGCCCACGAGCAGCGCACCGCGAACATGATCGCTGCATTCACCGCGATGGAGGACAGCCAGGGTGCGACCTTCCTCGGCGACCAGCTAAGCGGGGCGAAGCTGGCCAACCTGATCGTAGAACGGCTGGGCGAATGACCGCGGCCACGGACGCGCTTGCCGCTGACCCAGAAGGCCGGCGCCTGGTGCAGGACATCCTCGACCGCAAGGTGATGACTGCTGACCCGAGGATCGAAGCCGCCGCTGAGGCCTACATCGCCCAGAGGAAGAGGCGGATCGTTGTTCGGGACATGATCATTGCCATCCTCGCCGCCGCAGACGCAGTTGACCCGCTCCGGCAGCCTGGGCACGTCATAGACCTTCGCGAGACCGGCTACGGGCTGCAGCACCCGCCAGAATGCCGGCCGAACCTCTTGGACTGTGAGCTTGACGTCTTCCTGTCCAAGCTCGACGAGGCACCAGCAGCACCGGGGCAGTACCGTGTGGAGCTCAGTGACGGCGAACTGATCATGGAGCCCGCCGAGTGATCCGCGGCCCGATCTGCGTCAACACCGCCAGGATGCTCCGCTACGCCGTCACAGCGGCCCGTGCGGACTTCAAGAGAGCCCAGGACCTCCCTGAGGATCACCGCGAGGGCTTCCTCGACCGCATGTACCAGCACGGCGGGTACATGTTCGGTGCCACCGAGCAACAGGTCTACGTAATCGTCCTTAGCCGCCTACTGGGGCGGGCTAGGGCATCCACCGAACAGGGCCCGGAAGGAGATCATGTTCTTCCAGGTCGATGACCAGTTCCACGTCAACCAGAAAGCGAAGGAGCTCGCCCGAAAAGCGCTCATGAACGACGTCCGCGGGCTCGCGGCCGTCGGTCTCTGGACGATCGCCGGTTCGATGTGCCAAGCGGCGCTCACGGACGGTGTCACCACGGTGGAAGACCTCGTATCGATCACGCTGAACCACGCAGTAGCTGTTGAGCTCGCAGGCCTCCTGGTCTCCGCAGGGCTCTGGCACGCAGAGGGTCACGCTTGCGATCGCTGCCCCAAGGTCGCCACAGGCACCTACCTCTTCCATGACTGGTTTGCGCTCGGCTACGACAAGGGCGAGCAAGTCAAGACGAAGCGGGCCAAAGCGAAGGAACTCAAGGACCCGAACCTGATCGCGGCCGTCTGGGCACGTGACTGCACCGACGACCCGGCGAATCCCGCCGTCGGCCTCTGCCGCTACTGCCAGACCGAAGTCCGCCGACAGGACCGCAAGTCCGAGATCCGCCCCGAAATGGACCACGTAGACCCGCGCAAGGCCTGCGGCGTCCGTAACGTCGTCCTCGCCTGCAACAAGTGCAACCGCACCAAAGCGACCCGCACGCCCGAGCAGGCAGGCATGACCCTGCACCCCGCCCCGCGCTCGCAGGAGCCCGCCCAGGACGCCGAGAACATCTCGCCCGCGCTCGCGGCCGCTGAGGCTCCTCAGGCCCCGGCAAGGCCCGCACAGCCGAACGTGGTGCAGATCAGGCCAGCAGATCAGGCTGATATCAGACCCGGATCGGCGCTGATATCAGAGGAAAAAGCTATCCCCGTGGGCGCGCGCGCGGGCACGCGCCCGGGTGGGGCAGGGCAGGGTGGGGTACCCGAAGGGTTAAGAGACGGGGTTACGCAGACTGAACACGCCCCCAGACCTTCCAGAAGACGGGGCAAGCGCAGAGGTAGGGGCAAGAACGCGCCTGCTGCCCCTGGGCAGCAGGCAACCCAAGCAGGACAGCACCAGAACACACTCAGGTCTCAGCACGATGCAGGAGAAGCTCCAGCTGTGTCAGCACCGGGCCGGTTCGGCTCACCCTGGCACGGATGGATCGGCAAGCCTTCCGAAGTCACCGAGACCACTTGCTATGACCACAACGAAGAACAGCCCTGCTGGAAATGCTCGGAGGAGAGCGCGTGAACACCGATCTTGAGTACAAGTACCGGATCAACGCCGGCGCCGCGGTCGAGCTGGTCCCGTACCGGGTGGCCGTCCTGTTGACCGACTACCAGCCGTTCTGCATGTACCACGCCGAAACCCCAATCCATGCCGTGAGGAAGACCCACCTCTGCCCGGCCTGCACCGCGGACCTCACGAAGGCCTTCCGGCTGATCGCCGACAACTGGACAGGGCTGCAGGATGGCCTCGCCCGCGCCGGCCGCGCTGCGTCATCAGAGCGCGTGGGAGGCTCGACTGATCCGTCCATCGGGCCACTGCCGATCAACACCGACGTATCCGACGCCATGGGCCTCGCTCGATCCGCCGTGTGGTCCACCGTTGGCCAGCTGATCCAGGACCGCCCCGACCTCCGGCTGCCCGAGGACCACAGCACCGATGTCCTCGCTGACTGGATCGCCCGCCGGCACATCGACTACCTGGCATCGCACCCGGCCCGGGAGCACCTCGCCGCAGTGTTCGCTACCGTCGCGGACGCGGCCCGGGCTGTCCAGCACCAGGCGTATCAGTGCGCGCCGGTCGAGGTCGAGATGAAGCACAGCCACTGCCACCAGTTCACCGACGATCCCGCCGGCGGCCGCACTCCATGCCCGGGCCAGCTCGTCGGGATCCTGTTGCCCAGTGGCAGGCAGGTGGTCGAATGCAGCGCCGACCCGCTCCACCGCATCCCAGCCGATGCATGGTTCCAGATCCAAGCACGACGGGCGCCGCGGCCGGCCCGCACAATGAACACCCTGAAAAGGAAGTACCTGAGGAGAACGTGAATACACTCGCTATCACGACCTATCGATTGGAGGCATGAGGGTGGACGTCGTTGACAAAATCCTGCCCGCTGCGGCTGGACTCCTTGGCGTCGCACTTGGCGGCGGGATTCAGTTGCTTCTGGCGCAGCGCCTGGCGAGGCGGGAGGACGCTCGCGAGACCCGCAAAGCCGTTGCCGCATTCCGCCACGCGGTCCATCTTTACCTCCGGTTCGTTCGCTCGCTCGCGCTTCATCCAAAGGAAGATGAAGTGGCCGGGAAGGAACTGGGCTCGAGGTACCGGGCTGGTGTAGCCGCCGCCCATGAACTCGTTGCGTTGCCTAATGGTGCAGTTGCGCAGATGGGTGTCGCGGCATTGGGCCTGCTGGACCAATACGCCGAGGAAATTGAAGGAATAACCAGCGGCCGCAAAGGCCCATGGGCAGAGCCAACCGAACTCAATGCGATCCTGGATGAATTGCTAGAGATGGTAGCGGTCGAGCAATGACACGCGCACGAACTGGGATATCCAGAAGGTCCTTGACTTAGACGGGTAAGTTATCTGGTGAGCTGGTGTTTCGCATCCAACCACCGAATTGAGCCTCGACCGATTAGCCGGTCGGGGCTCTTCCCGTATGTGCAGGTGGTGAACTGGTGGCCGCGCTTGATGAATGGGACCCACGCCGTGGGCGCAGTGGCCGGCCATGGCAACGCCTGGTCAAGACCTATTGCGTGCCCGGCTCGGTGTGCGCGTGGTGTCGGCAGCCGATCGTGTTCGGCCTGCGTCCTCGTCATCCGCTCGGCCCGTCTCTGGATCACATCGTGGCCCTGATCGACGGCGGCCACCCGACGGCACCATGGAACCTCCAGCCCATGCACCTCGGGTGCAATGTGAAGAAGGAAAACCAAAGACGAAGGCAGGCCAAGGCCGCTGTCGAAAAGCGTGCCAGACCTCGCACGAAGCTCCGCCCGCGATGAAGAAACCCACAGGTCAGGCCCCGTTTTTAGGATTTGGCCACTGTGGGCGACCCGCGCATCTTCCATTTTTTCTCTCCCCTTGAATATCCCGGGAAGCGCCCTTTTCGGGAGGGCGGACCCTTAGCGATCGGAGGTGGCTCCCCATGGGCGAAATCAACCTCAAGCACGGCAACGCCGGCCCCGGTGTCAGTGGATACCGGAAGGGCTGCCGCTGTCCCGGCTGCGTGGGCAAGAAGCGCGACGCGAACGCCGCCTACCGGGCGCGGAAGAAGCTGGAAGCAGCTGGCGGCGTCATGCCGTCCGCGCCCGGGATGCTGCCGCCGGCCGTCGAGGCCTCCACTCTGGCGATCGCCTGGGCGGCGCCGGCCGGGCCCATCGAGTCAGTCCTCACCGAAGAGCTCGACGCGCTGATTGGGGAACCCCCGTTCAAGAAGACTCTGACCGTGCTGGCCAAGTACAACGCCCGCGTGCTGGACCAGATCCCGAACCTTGACCGGCCGGACCTCATCAGCGGCATGCAGTCACGCCTGTTCAACGTGTTCGACCGGCTACGTCGCGTCGAGACTCCCGTCGGGTCTGACAGTTGGGACCTGGCCGCGCTGCTGAAGGAAGATGACTAGCCCCAGGAACCCGCCGCCTCGGTACGCCACTCAGAGGAACCCGGACCGCAAGACTCTTGGCGGAGCCGTCTGCAAGGTCATGACCGCCCTGGGCAACGACCCGATGCCGTGGCAGCGGGATGCCCTGGCCGTCGCATGCGAGATCGACCCCGCGACGGGCGGCTTCTACTACGACACCGTCATCATCGTGGTGCTCCGACGTGCCGGCAAAACAACCATCTCCCGCGGCAAGACCAAGCACCGCGCCCTGACCACCCAAGATGCCGTCATGGTGTACACGGCGCAGAACCGCATCAAGGCGCTGTCTCGCCTGCGGAAGGACTTCTACAAACCGTTCCAGCGCTCGCCGTTCGCCGGGGCCATGGCAAAGCCACGGTGGCGCGGGGGCGAGGAAGCGCTGCAGTGGAAGAACGGCGCCGAGCTGGCGATCGACGCCGTAGGGAAAAACTCCGGCCATGGTGAGACGCTGCACGAGGGACACATCGACGAGGCGTATGCACACGTCGATTCGACCCTCGAAGGCGGCCTCGCCCCAGCGCTAATGACCGTGGTCGGATCGCAGCTGTGGATCCTCTCGGCGGCCGGCACCAGTAACTCGACCTACCTCAAGGGGAAAGTCGATCTTGGCCGGGCCCTGGTCGAATCCAAGCTCCAGTCCCGCACCTGCTACATCGAATACAGCGCGGACCCGAACGCGGACCCGGACGACCCCGAGACCTTACACAACACCCACCCCGCGGTGGGCCACACCCTGGACGCAGACAGAATCATGGGTCAGCGCGTCGCCAAGGATGAGGACTCGCTGCGGGAATGGGAACGTGCCTGGTACGGGTGGTGGCCGGTAGCGAAGGCCCCGCCCCGAGTGATCCCCACGGCGGGGTGGGAGTCGAACTACGTCGATGGCGAAGAGCCAGAGACATGGACCGGGACACCGTTCTGGGCGATCGACACTTCGCCGGATCGGGACTACACGTCCATCGCAATGGCGGCCAAGTCCACGGACCCCAAGGCCCGCTGCTATGTGGAGCTGTACGACACCTTGCTGGGGACAGCCGGGGTTGTCGATCAGATGGTCAAGCTCCGCAGCGACTTCGGCGGGAACATCATCGCCATGGACGGGAACGGCGCAGCGAAGTCATTGAAGAAGGACCTCGAGGACAAAGACTTCGAGGTGGTCCTGGTCTCCGGGCCGAGCCGCGTGGACGCCTGCGGCGGCTTCTACGACGACGCGCTCATCGGCGCGCTCCGGTTCGAAAACGACCCCGAACTCAACAAGTCCATGGGCAACGCCGTCAAGCAGTCCGTCGGCGGCGCCGCATACATCTGGGGAAGAGGCCGATCCCTCGGGGACATCTCCGGATTCTACGGCGTGACCTTCGCGCGATGGCTATTCCACGAGAAGGCCGCGGAAACCTACGACCCGCTAGACACCATCTTGGGAGGACGCCAATGAACCTGACGACGATCCTTGACCTGCTCGGCGCGCTGCTGCTCATTGTCGCGCTCGGTCTGGCCGTCGCCGCCTGGTCCGTGCCGGCCGCGCTCGCAGCCACCGGCGCGGCCCTGCTGTTCCTGTCATGGCTGGCAGACAAGCTGAACAAGAGTAAGGGGGGCAGCACGTGAGCCTGTTCCGCCCCTCTCCCGAGCGCCGTTCCTGGGACTCCGCGTTCAGCAGCTTCGGTGTCGGCGGCGGCACGGTCCTAGGGAACTCCATGAAGTCGGCGCTGCGGCTCATCCCGCTGTACTCAGCCACGGGCCAGATCGCTGACTCGCTGTCCATCATGCCCGTAGCGGCCTACGAGACCAGCGGCGGCAGCAAGCAGAAGCTGGCGACACAGCCACAGCTGGTCTGGTCCCCGCACATCAACCCGGTCTTCACCCGCGTGGAATGGCTGCACCAGTTCGCCACCTGTTACCTGCTGCGCGGCAACGCCTACGGTCTCATCGTGGCGATCGACGAGACCGGCACACCGAGCAAGATCCAATGGCTGCACCCGGACGCGGTGACCGTCGATGAACAGTCAGCGGTCCCGAAGTACTACTACAACGGGAAGCTGCTCGACCTGGCCACCGTCGTGCACGTCCCCTGGTACCCAGCACCCGGCAGCATCGTCGGGCTCTCGCCCATCGGGCAATTCAGGATGCAGCTCGAAACCGGGTACGCCGCGGCGAAGTACGGCAACGACTGGTTCCGGCACGGCTCGATGCCATCCGGGCATCTCAAATACGGCAAGGGCCCGCTGGACCAAACAGCATCGGCGCGCACGAAAGCCCAGTTCAAGGAAGCTGTAGCGGGCAATGACATCTTCGTGTCTGGCAACGATTGGGAATGGACAGCGCTCTCGGTCAAGCCTGAGGAAGCCCAGTTCCTGCAGACGATCAAGGCCACGGCAAACGACATTGCCGCGATCTACCGGGTGGATCCCGAAGACATCGGCGGCCAGTCCGGGAACTCGCTGACGTACTCGACCTTGGAAATGAACCAGATCAAGTACCAGACCCGGGCGCTGCAGCCGATCTTCACGAAGCTCGAGCACCACCTCACTCGACTCCTGCCCAATTTCCAGTACATCAAGTTCAACCCGGACGCCATAGTCCGAACGGACCTCAAGACTCGCATGGAGGCTCACGAGATCGCCCTGCGGACCGGCATGGAAACCCAGGACGAAGGACGCGAGACCGAAGACAAGCGGCCTCTCACACCGCAGCAGAAAGCCGAATGGCTGACCAACTACGGCAACAAACCCACCCCAAGCAAGAACGGAGGCGCAGCCTGATGCGCGAACTCGAACAGCGGCACATCTCCCGCCCGGTAGAGTTCCGGGCCACTGACAGCGGCCTGGGAGTTCTGACCGGCTACGCCGCCGTCTTCAACCGCTACTCCCAGAACCTCGGCGGATTCGTCGAGCAGGTGGACCCCGCGGCTTTCACCAAGTCCCTGTCCGACGGCGTCCCCGTGGTAGCCCGGTTCAACCACGAGGACAACCTGCTACTGGGAACCACCGAAGGCGGGACCCTTGCCCTCGAAGTGGACGGCACCGGCCTGCGCTATGAAGTGCAGCTACCGGACACCAGCGCCGGCCGGGACGTCCGGGCGCTCGCCGAGCGCGGCGACCTCCGCTATTCCTCCTTCGCGTTCCGCACTCTGGCCGACGACTGGGGCTACACCCCTGAGGGTTTCCCGCTGCGGACCCTCCTCGGCGTGCAGCTGGTCGACGTCGCCCCGGTGACAAACCCCGCGTACCGGGATACCACCACCGGCCTGCGCTCGCTGGCCGACCACTTCCACCTCGGTATCGACCTAGTCAAGGCCGCCGCCGAGAAGGACGAGCTGCGCAAGCTGCTCGACTCGCAAGACCCCGGAGCCCACGGCGACGGCAACCCGGAAGAGCAGCGGCAGGTAGACAACCACCGCTCGATTCCGAACCTGAGGAAGCGGCTCGACCTTCTGAGCCTCTAGCACCACCGTGGGCAGGTAGACAACCACCCGCACTTTCCCATACCCACCAAGGCCCGGCACCAGCTGGGCCTTCGCCATTTCCAAGGAGGAAAGCGCGATGACCATCGCAATGGCACAGCTGCTGATCGAGCAGCGCAAGAACCTTGAATCCCAGGCCCGCGAGATTCTCGAAAAGGCCGAGGGCGAGAAGCGCGAACTGAGCGCCGAAGAGAACGTGAAGTTCGACAAGATCAGCGCGGACATGACCGCACTGCGCGCCCAGTCGGACAAGATCGTCCAGTTCGAGACCGAATCCCGCGCAGCGGAGGAAACTCTGCGACTGGCCGGCCACAAGAACGTGGAGCAGCGCGGCGGCGAAGACAACCGTGACGCGGTCAACCTCCGCAAGCTACTGAAGGGCGAGGTCCGCGAAGCCGACTTCGTCAGCACCGACGACGAGTTCCGCGCGATCTCCGAACGCTCGCTCTCCAAGGGCACGGCAACGGCCGGTGGCAACACCGTCCCCACCACCTTCGTTGGGAAGCTGCTCGAACACATGATCGAGACCGCTTCCCTGCTTGAGGCCGGCGCGACGATCATCACCACCACCAAGGGCGAGAACATGGAATGGCCGGTCACGACCAGCCACGGCACCGCCGCCCAGGTCTCGGAAGGCCAGGCGATCCCGGCCGCTGATCCGGCGTTCGGCAAGCGGACTCTTGGCAGCTACAAGTTCGGTGACCTGATCGAGGTCCCGCGAGAGCTCGCTGACGACACCGGCGTGGATCTGGAAAGCTACCTTGCCCGTATGGCCGGCCGAGCCGTCGGAAACGCCCTCGGGCAGAAGCTGATCGTCGGTACCGGCACGGCCGAGCCCGCGGGCCTCTTCAACTCCACCACGCTCGGCGTGACCTCCGGTACGGGCGTCGTCGGCGCTCCGACGTTCGACAACCTGATCGACCTGTTCTACAGCGTCATCGGTCCTTACCGGAAGTCGCCGTCTGCGTCCTGGCTCATCAAGGACGGCACCGCCGGATCGATCCGCAAGCTCAAGGACACTTCGGGCCGGTACCTGTGGGAGTCCTCCACGGTCGCCGGTCAGCCGGACCTCATCCTGTCCAAGCCGGTGCAGACGGACCCGTACGTCGCCGCCACCGGCCTGAACAACAAGTCCGTGGCCTTCGGCGACCTCTCCGCGTACATCGTGCGCCTGGTCAACGGTGTGCGGTTCGAGCGCAGCGACGAATACGGCTTCAACAAGGACGTCATCACCTTCCGCGCCATCCTGCGCGGCGACGGCCTGCTGGCCGACCAGACCGGCGCTGTGAAGCACTTCGTGGGCGCCGCTTCCTGATCCTCTGATCAGCCACGTGGTGGCGCGCCAAACCCCCTGGCGCGCCACCACCCATACCACCCAGCCACACCAAAAGGAGGCCCCCGAATGGCACCCCGTACCAAGGCCGCAGACGTCGAAACGACCACCGTCCCGCCAGCAGAAACCGGCACTGTACCGCCAGCGGAAACCACGGCTCCCGAGTCCGCAGAGACCCGCCAGGAGTCCGCGCCCGATCCGGCCGCCCCGGAGTCCGAACCGGACGCCGCGGAGGTCGCGGAGCCGCTGCGGACAGTCCGCATGCGCGCAAAGATCTCCGGCACCCGTAACGGCGTCGACTGGCCCGAGAAGGGCGAACTCATCGAGCTCCCCGCCGACGAGGCCCAGACCCTCATCAACCACGGCCAAGCCGAGGACACCGAGACCGAGACCGCGGAAACCCCGGTGGCCGAGGCCCTCACCGCCACCGCCGGCCGCCGCTCCATCAAGGCCAGCCTGGATAAGGGCGCCGGAGAGAACTAGTGACCACCATCGACCTCGGCGCCAAGGCAACTGTCCGATGGCCCACCGCCCCGGCACAGGGCCCGTACGCGCTCGCGGTCACCCGCCCGGACGGGCAGCTGGTAGCCCCGGCCCCGGACGTCACCGGGACAGGGGCCACCACGGCGGCCGCATTCGTTCCGACCATGCCAGGGCGGCACCTGCTCAGCTGGTCCAAGGACGGCGAGGCGGCATACACCGATGTCCTCGACGTCTGGCCGGCCGATCCCCGGTACCTGATCCCGCTCGACCAGGCGAAGAACGGGCTGAGCCTTCCGGCCAACGCGGACCCCGCGAAGTACGAAGACCTCCGCCTGTTCATTGCTGCGGCAACACCGGTGATCGAAGACATCACCGGCCCGCTGCTCGCGGCGACAAAGAGCTTCATCGGGTGGGGCGGCGGGTCCTCAGTCGTCCTGCCCTACCTGCCGAACGCCGTGCTGAGCGTGAGCGTGGATGGGCAGCCCGTGGCCGAGTACTTCCCGGACCCCATGACCGGCATCGTCTACGCGGGCACCCGGAAGGCGCTTAGCTACTTCCCTCGCGGTGAGCTCGTCGTCGCCTACACCATCGGCGACGCAGAGATCCCGCCGAACGTGAAGCTGGCCGCTCGCGAGCTGGTCCGGCACTGGTGGCAGATCGGCATGCAGGGCAACGGCGGCGGCACCCGCGGCAGCGCCCCCGAAGCCGATGCCTTCACGCCGTCGGGCTTCGCGGTACCGCGCCGCGTGATGGAGCTCTGCCAGGCCAACGAGAAGATCGGCGGCTTCGCCTGATGGACCTGAACCAAGCCACTCTGGCGCTCGCGTTCAAGAAGGCCTTCTACGAAGCGATCAAACAGTTGATGGCCGACGATCCGGCGACACCGCATGTGTACGTGGTGTTCGGGACGCCGGCGAGCTACGAGCCGGACGACATCGTCAGCTTCGGCAGGGTCACCAGCGGCCAGGCCGTTGCGACGCTCACCACGAATCGAAGCCGTGAGGAAACCCTCACGGTCGAAGTCCGGATCTCTTGCTTCGTCGGCGGCGCCGAGGAAGCGGAGATTGCTGCTTCCGAGCGCTGTTACGAGCTGCTCCGCATGATCGAACGCCATGTCCGCATGACCGACACCACGGTCGGCGGCACGGTCAGGACTTGCTTCCTGACTTCCCACGAGTCCGACGGCGAGACCCCCGAGGAATTACTCGAGCAGGGCCGCGTCATCGACGTCACCGCAACCTTCACCGCCGCCGCGCGGGTACGGGCCTAGGAGGGCCAATGAAGCTCAAGAACATCTCGCCCCTCGGCGCCCTGGACGTGCCCCTGCTGCACGCGATCGTGGAGGCCGACGAGGTCATCGACGTCACCCCGGAGCAGGCGCACACGCTGCTGCAGCAGCCGGCGAACTTCGAACCGGCCGACAAGGCAGCGAAGACCGTGGCCGCCGATCTGGCGGCCGAACAAGACGAGGCCGGGGCGAGCACCCCGGACCCGGCAAACGAGGACGCCACGGACCCGGCCAGCGGCGCAGGGGAGGAAGGTGAGGGCCAGTGACTACCCAGCTTGATTGCTCGCTCGGCTTCAAGAAGGAAACCACCTACGGCACCGCCGTGACTGTTGACCGCTTCGCCGAGTTCACCGAGGAATCCCTCGCATGGAATCCGACGTTCGCCCAGGGCGCCGGCATGCGTGTTGGCTCCCGCGTGGCGCGCTCGAAGCGCCGCGTGCTGGCCAAGCAGTCGGCCGGCGGGGACTTCACCGTGGAGATGGTTCACAAGGGCCTCGGCCCCATCCTGGAAGCGCTCTTCGGTACTGCCACCTCGACGGCGGTCCCGGGCCAGGCCGGTGTCTTCCAGCAGCTCTTCACTCCGACGACCACGGACCCGCTGCCGTCGTACACGATCCAGAAGGGCATCCCGACGATCGGCGGCGGCGCGGCCACGGCCATGACGTTCCTCGGCGCGGTGTGCTCGTCCGGCGAGTTCTCGGCCACCAACTCCGAGATCGTCAAGCTCAAGACCACGTGGGACGCCCGCGAGGTACAGCCCGGCATCGCCTACGCGGCGCCTTCCTACGTCGTCGCCCCGGAGCTGTTCCACTTCGCCCAGGGCGCGATCACCATCGGCGGTACCCAGACCGTGCCGACCACCACCGCGCTCGCCAGCGGCGGGACCGTGGCCGCGCAGGTCGAAGAGTTCACGGTGTCCTTCGACAACAAGATCGACGAAGGCGGCTTCAACCTCGGCGGGGGCGGTAAGCGCAGCCGCAAGCCCGTCGTCGGTCTCGCCGAGGTCAAGGGCAAGGTAACGGCGGAGTACTCCGACACGGTCCTGCGGGACGCCTACCTGAACCAGACCCCGCTGGCCCTCACCCTGACCTTCACGTCGTCTCTGGTGATCGGCACCTCGGCGAACCCGGTCCTGCAGATCCACATCCCGGATCTGCGCCTGGAGGGCGAACTGCCCAAGGCCGGCGGCGGCTCGCCCGTGAAGCAGGAAATCGACTTCACGGTCCTCGATGGCCTGACGGCCGCCTCGCCGATCTACGTCGCCCTGGTCACCACCGACACCACCATCTGATGGCCCGCGCCCCACACCAACGAGGGGGCGGCCCGGACCTGCCGGAGATCACGATCACCTCGCCGAATCTCCGGCAGGTCATGGCCGACGTCAAGGCCATCTCACCGAAGCTGCTCCGGAACCTCCGCCGGGACCTCCGCGGCGTCGGCGACGACATCATCAACGACCAGAAAGCGATCCTGTCAGGCGCCCTCCCAGGCAACGCCAAACGGGCAGGCAAGCAGCTCCGCCGCATCAAGACCAAGCGCGGCAAGTCCTACCTTCGCGCCGTCAACGTCTACCAGGCCGAGACCGCCAAGCGCTCGCGGTCCACCGGGATGCGCAACCGGATCAAGTCCTCGCTGAAGACCCGAGTCGTGTCCGGGGCTACGCGCTCCGGGATCAGCATCCGCGCAGACAAGAACGTGGGCGGCGTCATGGTCAAGGGCTGGAACAAGAAAGTCATTCGCCATCCGGTCTTCGGAAACCGGGAGAGCTGGGCTACCCAGTTCGGGCAGCCGTACTGGTGGGAACCCATCAAGGCCGGCCGGGTCAAGGCACAACAAAAAGCGCTCGCCGCGATCAGCGACGCGCTGGACGGAAAGGGATAACCCACCTCATGAAGCTCATAGTCGCTGGGATCAAGTACCCGCTGCAGGAGGCGCTCCAGGGCGCGACGCTGCGGAACCTGTACGTGCTCAAGATGCAGACTGGCATCGTCCTGAAAACCATCCGGGACACCTTCAAGGGCATGGAAGCGGCCCGGCAGCAGGCCGAGAAAGAAGGCCGGGAAGTTGACCCGCTGGACTTCGTCGAGAACGAGGAAGGGCTGCTGGCGCTGCAGGCCATGGTGTGGCTGTGCAAGAAGCACGCGGGGGAGTCCAGCCGCGACGGCGGCCCGCTCGGCGTGGGCGACGCCGCCGACTTCCCGATGTCGCAGATCGGTTTCGAGACCGAGGACGCAGAGGCCCCGAAGCCGGACCCTACGGAAGCCCGGACGGATTCCGATCCGGGCGCCGCGCTTCCAGCTCTGGAGCCTTCGAACACATAGACGACATCGAAGCGTCGATCTTCCGCTGGATCCACATCGTGTCCCACGTCTGGCCGGGTATCACACCGCTGAACGTCTATGACCTCACGTACACGATGTGGATCAAGTTCGTCCTGAACGCGCAGGCATGGGAGAAAGCCCAGGCCGAGGCCCGCCAGAAGAAGTAACCACTAGGAAAGGCGGCGGGCAGTGGCAACGCAGCAGCTGATGTTCGACATCATGGCGCAGGCGAAGGGCGTCAACGAGACCTTCAACGACGTCGTCAGCTCGGCCGATTCCATGGCCGGCCGTCTCGGCGCAGCTGGCGCGAAGGCCACGGAGAAGCTGTTCAACCCGATGACCGCCGGGGCGGCTGGCGGCATCGCTGGAGCGGCCCTGATGGCGGGCATCCATACCGCGATCGATCGCAGCGGGGTTACGTCCAAGCTGCAGAACCAGCTCAACCTCTCCGGCCCGGCCGCCGCTACCGCCGGCGCCGCGGCCGGAGAGCTCTATAACCAGGGCTTCGGCGATTCCTTCGAGACCGTCTCGGCCGGAATCGGGGACGTCATGTCCTCGATCAGCGGGATGCGCACCGCCTCCCAGACTGACCTGCAGGCCGTCGCCGGGTCCGTGATGGCCGTGGCCCAGACCTTCGAAATCGACACCGCCCGCGCTGCTCAGGTCGCCGGGCAGATGATAAACACCGGGCTGGCCAAGGACGGCGTCCAAGCCGCGGACCTCCTCGCAGCGTCCCTGCAGAAGGTACCGGCCAACGTCCGCGAGGACGTCCTGGACGCCGTCGATGAGTACGGCCCCATGTTCGCCAACCTCGGCATCTCCGGAAACCAGGCGATGACCATGCTGGCCGACGCCAGCGCTAAGGGTGCCTTCGGCATCGACAAGACCGGCGACGCGCTCAAGGAATTCACGATCCGCGCCACCGACATGTCGAAGACAACCGCAGGCGCCTACGACCAGCTGGGCCTGGACCAAAACGAAATGACCGACGCCCTGCTGGCCGGCGGCGACAAAGCCCGCGGAGCGTTCGACAAGATCATCCAAGGCCTGCAGTCCATGAAGGACCCGGCCGCCCAGTCCCAAGCGGCGCTCGCCCTCTTCGGCACCCCGCTCGAGGACCTCGGAACCGCCGAGATCCCAGGCTTCATCGACCAGCTGGGCAAGGCCCGCGACGGCATGGGCGACACCGCCGGCGCCGCCGGGGCCCTCGGTGACTCCATGAACTCCGGACCGGGCGCAGCGTTCACCACATTCCAGCGCACAGCAGAGTCCACCCTCGGCGAGCTCGGCGCGCAGATCCTCCCGATCCTGACTCCCGTGCTCGAAGGGCTAGCCCAGTTCGCCCCCGTGATCGGCCCCGCCGTGATCGCACTAGGCGCGCTCGCCGCCATCATCGCCGTCGTCAACTTCGTGATGGCACTGAACCCGATCACGTGGATCATCGTCGGGATCGTGGCCCTGATCGCCGCGATCGTCGCCCTGGTCATGAACTGGGATCAGGTGGTCGTCTTCCTGACCACGATCTGGCAAGGCTTCGTGGCATGGATCATGGGCGTCCTGGCCGGTTTCGTCGGCTGGTGGAACGGTCTATGGGCCGGATTCTTCGCCTGGACCTCCGGACTTTGGTCCGGTTTCACCGCGTGGGTCTCAGGGCTCTGGCAGGGCTTCATCAACTGGATCATCGGCCTGGTCGCTGCATTCGTTGCAGGCTGGAACGCCAGCTGGGCCGCGGTCGGCTCGTTCATCTCCGGGATCTGGTCCGGAATTGTCAGCGGCGCCTCGAACATGGTTTCCGGGCTGATGTCCTTCATCGGCGGAATCCCGGGATCGATCATCGGATTCTTCGCCGGCGCAGGGCAGTGGCTCTGGGACGCGGGCGTGAACATCGTCCAAGGCCTGATCAACGGCGTCTCCTCGCTGGCCGGTTCGATCGGTTCATTCTTCCTCAACCTGCTGCCCGGCTGGATCGTCGGCCCCTTCAAGATGGCCCTTGGCATCGCGTCCCCGTCGAAGCTGTTCGATCGTTTCGGTGTGAACATCGGCGAGGGCGTCTTGGTGGGTGTTGATCGAATGCAGGACCGGATCGACTCCCGCATGGCCAACCTGGTCACTGTCCCCGATGTCCCGGACGTAGATCCCGGGAACGTCGGGGGCGGCCCCGGCGGCCGGCCAGGACCCGGCACGGGAGACCCTGGCAGCAGCGGCAGCCGGGGCTACGACGGCGGGCTCACCGAGGAAGACCGGCAGCTGTTGCGGGACTTCATCGCCGCGGCCGAGCGCCCGCTGGTCGCCACGGTCAACGGACGTGAGTTCCTCACCGCCGTCCGCGACGCTGAACGGAAGGGAGACCGACGCTAATGCCGGCATATCTGGGGAACTTCGGCGCGCTCATCGCGATCGAGTGCGAAACAGCGACCGTCGAAGCAGCCACCGGCTACACCTTCGAGACCAGCCTTGAAGGCCGGCGGCGGGCGCAGTCCCGCCGCCGGCGGCCGCGCTCGTGGGAACTCGACATGGGCCTCTCATCGTCCACGGAGACCGCGAACGTCCGGGCCCTGGACGCTGGGGAGTTCGGCATCGGTCCGTTCGTCTGGTGCACCGAGGAAGCCCAGGTAACGAACATGCTCACCCCCGAGCAGTCCACCTGTGACCCGTCCACCATCTTCACTTCGGGGGTGACGGGCACCGGCCCGCTGGACCTCGGCGCGGACGGCAAGGCCGGGCGCACTTTCACGAACCCTGTCCCGGCCACGCCGTTCTACTTCGGCTCTACCAAGGTCGCCGTCCTGCCCGGCGTGCAAGTCACCGCCTCGGCCTACCTGGTCGGAGCTGGCGCGCAGATCCGCATCGGCTTCTACGACGCGGCCGGGACCCTGATCAGCACGACCACCGGTACCGGGACCGGCATCGCAGGTGTCGCGACCCGCGTGAAGCACTCGGCCGTGCCGCCCTCCAACGCGGCCTCCGCCCTGGTCCTCGCCGTCAACGCGACGATCGGAGCCCGCCCGGCCCTCACATGGACGACAGCGATCGCCGCATGGGCTCCCGGGGGCGGGTGCCCGAAAGCAGTCGTGTCGAAGTTGGAGAACTCTGCCCGGCTGCTGGGCAATACGCAGAGCTACGGCCAGGTGAAATTCACGGTCACGGAGGTGGGGTAATCACATGCAGGCAGGCACGCTCGCCGGCGGCGACGTTCTGGAACTGACGTCCCGCATTGTGGTCTCTGGTGTCGATCGCGCACACGTTACGTGGGATGTGGACCGCGACCTGGACGGCGACCTGCCCGCGCAGGTGGTAGCGCGGGCTGGCATCAAGCAGGCAACGGGCAAGATCATCTGGGCCGAGGCGCCGGACCTCACCGATAGGGCTGTGAACCCATGGAACAAGAACGGCCAGTGGTTGCCCTCCCGCGGCGAGATCGTCACGATCTACGCCGGCGACGGCGTCACCGAGTGGCCCCAGTTCCAGGGCGTGATCGACGAGACAAAGGGCGACGTCGGCGGCTCGGTGGAGTCCACCATTGTGGACTACATCGACTACCTCAACAATGCTGTCTCTCACGAGACCGTGCTGCGCCTTCACCCGCCCAAGACCGAGGGCGGCACCTTCATGGGCGTCGGCATGACTCCGGCCTATGCGGTGGACCGTGCGGCTCGTGCGTGCGGTTTCTACGCCACCCCGGGGATCGAACCCGGGGCAGTGCTCTCCGTGCCCTGCCAGACGTCGATGTGGCCCGAATGGGGCGTCCTGACCGAAGCTGACGCGTATGCGGGCAGCAGCGCCACCCACGCCGAGAACCACCGGGCGTCGTGGGGCTGGTGCGTCGGGGACTTCACATGCACCTACACCCCGCAGGGCAGCATGGCCCGCACGGACCCGATCCAGCTGACGGCCCGGATCAGCACCGAGCACAACGGCAACTTCACGCTGAACGCCTGGTTCGGGACCACGAAGGTGCAGCTCGCCGTCACTGGCTCCCGGACCGCAATCGCCCGACTCGATAGCACCGACGTCGTCACCCTCGCGATCGAGTCCGACTACACGATCGTGACCCTGCTCGTGAAAGCAGGAACGTGGACTCTCAAGACGAACGGCGGCGCCACCGCCTCCGCATCACAGTCGATCCCCGGCGGCGCCTCGCTCTCGTCCATCACCACCACCGGCGACAACAACGCGAGGGTGGCGGCCCTGCAGGTGAGCAAGCCCCCGACGGGCTCCGAGTACCGCTCACTCGGACACGTCGGAAGCTTCTATCAGGAAACATCGCTCTTCTCCGGACTCATGGACGTCCTACCCTCCTACGTGGACGTCCCGGCCGTGGACAAGATGACCGAGATCTCGAAGGCCACCCTCGCCCCGTTCTGGTTCAACGAGATCGGCCAACTTCGATTCATCGGCTCCGACGTCCTCCGCGCCCAGGCATCATCCCAGACCGTCACCACCTTGGATGACATTTCCTCGCTCGCGTGGGAAGACACCCGGCTGGGCATGCGCTCGCGGGTGCGGGTGAAGTACCGGTTTCCCGGGCTGAACCGCAGCCGCTACAGCAACGTGCTGCTGTGGCAGGGTACAGGCGAAACGATGGAGTCCAACCAGGACAAGGACCTCTTCGCGGAGGCCGAAAGCGATGTGGACTGGGCCGAGATCGACCACGGGGCAGTGTCGTCGGACGGCGGGCTGACCGCGTTCAACCAAGGCCGCGGTACGTGGATGGGCGGAGTCCTCGAAGACTCCGCGGGCAACTGGTCCGATGCCAGTGCCTACATCACTGCCGGCATCTCGACGATCGACGAGCGCACGAGGCTGCTCACGCTCTCGACGAGCACGCTTCCGTCCGGTAAGAAGTTCGCCCAGGTCACCGCTGACTCGACCAGCTACTTCCCGCGCTTCCGGGGAATGGACCTGCCCGTGCTGCGCGGCCGGGCCCGGGTGAAGTGGATCGACAAGACCTACACTTCGACGATCACCGGGCCTTATGGCTTCGCAGAGTTGGAGCACGACGCCGGCCCTTGGGGAGTGCAAACCACCGGCGTCCTGGTCCAGCAGCGGATCGCGGACTTCATCGCGGGGCAGGTCACCCAGCCGGCCCCGACGATCACCGGGATGCGCGTCGCCTACGACCCGCGCCGCCAGCTCGGCGACGTGATCACCATCAGCTCACCCGGGCTCATGGGCGTGACCATCACGGCCTTGATCGTCGGTATCCGCAACAGCGGCGGCGACAGCTTCACTCAGTCCCTCACGGTGAGGATCATCAGCGCCACGAGCCTCTACACCTCCTACTCGGAGTACAACGAGGCACTGCCCGCGGCCCCGCTGACCTACGCCAACTGGCAAGCACTGGGACCGCTGCCGCAAACCTACCTCGCATTCAACGACGCATAGCGTCACCCACCCCCAACCGGAAGGCCCCGACAAACGTCGGGGCCTTCCCCGTTCCACCATGGGAGGCAATCCACCTTGACCACCTACACCACCCCGCACAGCCTGCCCCTCATCGAACCGGCAACTGATCCGATCAAGGACGCCGCATCGGTCTCGGCGCTCGCGGACGACATGAACGCCCTGGCGGCCGCTGTGAATGCTGCACTCGAATCGGTGAAGGCAATGGCGTCCCCGTTCAAGGGAACGATCGCCGACGGCGAGAACCTGGGTACCTACTACGGCTCGGCATACGACGGGTATTGGGCGGTCACCAGCGACACGAAGGCGGCCACACTGGTCGACGCCCCGCCGAACGCCAAGGCCGGTGACATCCACGTCTACCGGATCGGCTCCACAGCCTCGAACCAGCTCTACAGCGAGTACGGGGCAACGGGCCGCGTGATGTTCTCCTCGGCGACGTCAACGGGACGCCTGCGCCCCTGGGTGAACCTCGCCGCGAACATCGATCACGGGCTGTACCCGGACACCTTGTACCCGACGTTCAACGACATCACGGTCTCCTCCCGGTTCACGGTGTGGTCCGGCTCCGCGGCCACCAGCTACGGCGCACCCTCGGCCAACACCGGAACGGTCACGACGATTATCTTCGGGAATGCGGGCTGGCAGGAGTGGCGCACAACCACCACCGGCGGCGCCGGCCCCCAGACATGGGTGCGCGGCAAGAGCTCCACCGGGTGGGGCCCCTTCTACCTGACGTCGGTACCGCCGGACGCCGCCGTGCCGCCGACGCCGGCCGGAAACAGGATTGTCCCGGTTTCGGTAACCCGTGGCTGGGGCGGCGGCACGACCACAGGTTCGGGCTTCTCCAAGTACTTGCAGACCCTCCCGCCAAGGGCACGCCGGGCCCGCGTCGTCGTCCGCAACATGGATCCGAGGTACACCGTCGCCGACTCGGCGGCGGCAACCCTGTCCACGGTCTGCCTCGGTCTCTCCTCCGGGGTCTCGAGTAGCGCCCAGACCGGCGTGGTCACAGTGGCCACGGGCGCCAGCACCGGCACGAACGGCTACTTCTCGCCGTGGGTCGATGCCTCGGCTTTCGCTGGGAAGGACGTCATCGTCGGGATTGACTGGTCCTCGGCCGGCACGGTGCAGACCAACATCGGTACGGGCTGGACTGGGTCCGGGACCGGCGCGGCCTCCACGAGTGCGAACGGCAGCGCATCGGGAACGTTGCCGTTCCACGTCTATGTGGAGGTCGAGGTCCCGGCGAGCGTCCCGGTCATCGCAGTGTGGGGAGACTCGATTTCCTGCGGCGTTGGCGCGACGCGCCAGGTGTACGACTCCTGGGTGAACCAGTTCTGCAGGGCGATCGGCGCCGCGGCAGTGCACTTCGCACACTCTGGCGACACCATGGACGGCTCCTGGGAGTCCACCAGCGTGAAGTGGAAGGAGTACGGCGCCAACTACCAGGCCGCCGATGTAGTCTTCGCCGCGATGGGCTCCAATGACGACTTCGGCGGCGCGGACCTCGCGACCATGCAAGCCCGCTTCCTCGCGGCCCTGCCATCCCTGAAACGGTACGTCTCGCCGAACGTGATCGCCGTGACCATCACCCCGCGTGATGGAGTCACGGGCGCGATGGAAGATGTCCGCCGCGCCTACAACGCTTGGCTGCCCACCCAGGATGTGCGCCAGGTCCTGCCGTTCGCAGCGACAATCTCAAGCGACGACGAGACCATCAACGCCGGATACAACAGCGACGGCATCCACCTCAACACCGCCGGCTACGCTGCGCTCGCCGGGGTGATCCCGCACGGGATTGTCACGTGGCCGGTCACCGTGGACAACTCCGTCGGCCGGCGGGCGCTCGTGTGGGACGAGGCGAACAAGCGGCAGCAGATGATCTATGGCGACACCGGCGCCCGGGACATCACCGCGGACTTCGACCCTGCCAACACAGACGGCGGCGGAAATGTGTGGCTGTCCAGGACGGACAACATGGTGCACCTGCACATGCATAACCGCACCCTGGACGCGACGAACAACGTCTACACCTTGCTCGACGGTTTCAAGCCTGACAGGAACACGCTGATCAACGCGCCGCTGTACCCGAGCAACGCCGGGAACCGCATGAACATCAACGCCTCCAGCGGCCTAGTGCAGATTTTCGGACAATCGACCGCCGCGGTGTCCTACTTCCGGGTGAGCTGGCGCACGGCAGACGCCTGGCCAGCCTCCCTGCCCGGAATCGCGGACGGTTCGCTGCCTAGCTAGGCCTGCTGAAGTGGGACGGCCAAGCCAAGTCGAATCGTTCTCACGCCCCGACCGGGGCCCATTCCACGTACCCAGAGAGGGGTAGCCAATGCCGCTGAAACTCGATAATCGCTGGGGTTGTCGAGCCTCATGAGTGAACAAGTCATCCTCGCCATCATCGCCGGCGTCGTTGCGGTCCTAGTCGCATATCTGGAGAAGATCCGGCGTGACGCCCGGGACTCGAAAACCGACTCGGCAGCAGCCCGCCAGCTCTCCCACGAAGTCCACGAATCGATGAACAACCGATCCGACGACAAGGGAAAACCGATCCCGCTCTCAGACCGGCTCGACCAGGTAGCAACCAAGGACGACATCGCAGCGCTCGCGGCCGCCGTCAAGGATCACGGAAGCAAACTGATCGACCAGCGCAGGGACATCCTCGGGATCCGCGAGGACGCCGCAGCCACCCGCGAGGAGATCGGCCAGCTGCACGGCCAAGACAGGGCGCTGCGCGCCGAGCTCGCCGAGCAGGGCCGGCAAGTGGCTGACCTTCACTCTCGCTACGGGAACGGCAGACGCCGTCAATAACAACACCCCACCCAAACCCCCAGGCGCTCGCCGGGGGCTTTCTCATATTCAAGGAGAACTCACCATGGGTAAGACACTTGAGCAGTTCATCAAGGACGCGAACGGCCGCCGGATCGTGATCACCGGCATGAGCACCGCGGAATGCGTCGCCCTGTTCTGGGCCTTCAACCGCGAGGTCGGAACCGCGGAGACCTACAGCGCCCGCGGTGCCTGCAACCTCTGGACCACCGAGGGCGGCGACCCTTACATCTGGGAGACCTACGATCGCGTCACCACCGGTTACCGGCGCGGCGACTTCCTCGTCTGGTCCGGCAAGGAAGGCGCCTACCCTAACGGCGGCTTCGGCCACATCGCGGCGCTCCTGAAACTGTACGGCGACGGCACCGGGGACTTCCTGTCCCAGAACCCTGGCGCGACGTCTGTCCGGCGCCTGTCCCTATCGGGCGTCATGGGCGCACTTCGGTACAAGGGGATCGCAGTGAAGCCAACTTCGACCCCGGCACCCAGGCCGCCGGCGAAGCCCAAGACGTCCCTGCTGCTGCCCGCGGCCGCGGCCTCGTGGAACGTCTACCCGGTCGGCAAGGCGCCCGTCCGGGGTAACCAGGTGGGCACGCTCGCGCCGGCCCGCTTCGGCGGCCTCCGATACACCATCAAGGGATGGCCCCAGAAGAACGTCGCCCTGATCGATACGCGCGACTTCGGCCGAGTCAAGATCTACGTCGGCCCGGAAACCGGCGCCGTCATCAGCTGATGCGCGCTCTCGCCGCTGCGGCGGCCGTCTGCTTCCTCGCAGCGGCCGCCGCACTCGCCACCTACGCCGCCAGCCTCATCGGCATGACGGCAGACACCCTCGATCTCATCTCAAGGAGCTCATGATGCTTACCTCATTTCTGCGCACCATCGTCCCGGCCCTCTGGGGCTCCTTCGTCGGCTGGCTGCTCGGACTGCTGCCCATCCTGGAGCCGCTGCGGCCGCAGCTGATCGAATACTCAACCCCGCTGACGGCCATCGTTGGCGCGGTCATCATCGCTGCATGGTACGCCCTCTGGCGATGGCTGGAACCCCTCTTGCCTGTCTGGCTTGTCCGTGCCGTCCTCGGCTCCGCGAAGGCCCCTGTGTACCCGAGCAAGGCCATCGCTGAAACCATCGACGCCGAGGGCGTACAGACCTACCGCCCGAGCGTCAAGACCCCGGGCCCGGACCACCGAGCCTGAAACGAGTAGCGCCCCCGGCCATCATCATGATGACCGGGGGCGCTTTGTCGTTGCCGGTTTCAGCTAGTCGGCGTGACGTTGCCAAAGCTCCATGCAGAAACATCCCGGAGGCACACCCGGAGGGCGCTGAGTTCGAACCAGGTGTTGCCGAATTCCACAAGGGCCTTTTCGAAGTGGATGTATTCCCTGTGGTAGCCGATGCGCTCTTCCTTGCTGGTGTTATCTCGGTGCTCCGCTTCGAGACGTTTCTGAGTCTCCGCAACAGTCCGAAGGTGGTCCGCCATGACAGAGCTGGCCGGTTCGATCTGTGCGATCTGGGCTTCGGCCCACCTGTTCCTGGTGACAGCGATGCCTGAGATCAGCTTCCCGTGGACCACCAGGGTAAAGCCGGCGCTGGCGTCGTCGTCGTCACCGTTGATCCCGAAGACCAGGTCCAACGCCATGTCAAGTGAAGAATCAGTATCGAACCTCAGCTGCTCGGAATATCGAGCGCGTGCTGCCTTTGCCTCCGGGTCGTCGTACTCGATCAT